CTGAGAAAGCAACAACTGCTAACGCAACTAGTGAAACTGTCTGAATGAGGCTGTGGTTATCAATCTCCACCATAATCAGATCTCCTTATTAGCAGTGGTTGTATATTTAATTATATTCTAAACGGCAGAGCTGCCCTTTACATCTAGTTAAAAGCTTGTCAAGAAAAAAGGTTGACAAACTCTGACAATTTGATATATTATACCACAAGGGCGGTAAGTTGTCAATGCAAAAAAATACCCTGCCCATATAATGGACAGGGTATTTTGGCAGTGAAATTTTAAAGTTTTTACTTATTAAGTTATAGACCAATATCCAAAAGCTGAGTCATCCCCACCACTAACACTACCGTCTTTTGTATAACGTACTTTAATAGTATGAGTTCCTGCACTAATAGGTCCTGTAAGGGGGCCACTATTATAGTTGCCGCTTCCACGCGCATACTGAACATTATCAAAGTATATTTCTCCAAAATCATAATTTGCTTCACTACCTACTATTAAATATGCAGTGATTGTTCCAGCCTGACTTACGGTAAACGTTCTGGTTACTTGACTGTCTATGAGATTTCTGCCTACCCCTCGACAACGTATACCATCGTATGCAGCTGAAGGCGAGCCCTCTACATCAGTATTTCCAGGATCATTAGTAGTAGAACTATAATTACTAACTACTTGTCCAGCTGGTGGAGTGTACCCGCAGTAAGCTGCATTTGTTTCAATTACTTGAACATAACTGCCACCGCTTCCATCAGCATAATTACCATAACGAGTATATTGATTAGCACCTGTACCGCAATATTGGCTTAATAAAGTTCCTGCTGCAGGATTTGCGGCTGTAACAGTCCAGGAAGCTTGACGAGTATTACCACTGTCTACAAAATACACATAAATTGTATAATTACCAGGATTGAAACCTGCTCCTGCATCTCCAGTAGGGCCAGTAACACTACCACTACTATTTAAGTAATAAGTAGGGCTATCAAAATTAAGACTATTTACACTAAATCTATAACTTCCATTTGGCTTACCGCCGCTAGCATTAAAGGTAACTCCGTTTGGATACGTTACAGAACTTGGAGTCATACTTATTGTTTCGTTATATACAACTGCTGGAACGCTTGTATCATTTACAGTTGTTTGTCCAGTATACCCCAAAATATCATTATATCCAGAATCTGCATAAAAGAACACAAATACGGTTTCATTGCCTTCAGATGTAATATCGTTACGTAAAGTTCTATAAAAACTACCCGTATTGTTATTAATAGTTACAAAACCTTCATTTGTAAAGCTAGTAAAGTCATTGGCATCTGCGCTACCGTAATTAATCCAGTATACTCTAGTACCATTAGCCACATTTGTTGTAGTAACAGTATAAGTAATAGTTTGGCCTTCATCTACTATACTTTGATCGCGAGCAAATGAATAGGTTGGTGCTGGAGCAGTTACTGTCCAAGAGGCTGATCTAGTATGCCCTGTAGCAGGAAATCTTACATATAAAGTGTGTGAACCAACAGCCTCACCAGGAGCTGCGGCATTATTTGTATAATTACCGCTTGCGTCTAAAGTTACAGAGCCGTCATAATTAGTACTGTCTATACTATACTGTACTTGTGTATTTGGAACACCACCAGTAATTGAAACAGTAACAGTATTAGGGTAAGGTACACTAGAGGGGTTAATAGTTAATACTTCATTAACATTATTACTAGTATCATTAATACTTACGCTGCCGCTATATCTAGCTATCTCATTAGTATAGCTAGCAGAGTCGTATAATGCTAGTACAGATGTTTCCATACCTTCATATGCCCCATTATCTGCTTTAACTACACGTGATACTGTTCCTGTATTATTATTAATAGTTACTGATGTTCCGTATAGGTTATCATCATAATCTACATTTGTTGCTGAACCAAAACTTATCCACCACAATACTGTACCATTAGGAACATTAGTGGTTGTGATAGTCCATACTAAAGTATCTCCCTCGTTTACAGTGGTAGCACTAGGATATATACTGTATGTGGGTAGTGCTTTATCTTTTAGGAAAAACCCTACTATATCTAATATAGGCCCGGTATAACTATCATTGCGAAAAGTTACTCCACCAAACTCTGAAGGCTCTGTGACTCCATCATCAAGTGTAATAAATTCTATCGTATATCGCAAGTTTTGGGTCTGAGTTCCAGAACCTGGGAAACTAAAAGACCCTCGGTCGCTTTTAGTTATATTAACATACTGTGGGCCACCTGTTGTTAAATAGTCGGGATCTCGGTATCTTATACTGGATATATCATCTAAGCTTAAAGTTCCGAATCCTCCACCTATATTTTCTCCTGCAAAAACCCAATAGATTGGGTGAGCATAGTCATATGCAGAAGTAATAGTAACAGATATTATTAAACCTTCATCAGTAAACTGAGAACTTACTGCTGTAGTATACTGTTCAGGAGGCTTAGAAGTATCAGCAATATTTATAGTACCACTATAATCATATATCTTTGTATTTTGTGGATAATAGATACCTAGTGTAAAGTTTTCTGGGCCTTCTAGTGCTACATCAGCTGTGGGCGTAATACTAATTATTCCGAAACCATCCGCATCTAGCGTTACTTGATTTAAGGCATTATCCCTGTAGTCTTTAATAACAATGTCTGCTGTATTAGCCGTTCCGCCAGTAATTTTAGGATATAGTACAGCATTTGCAGTAGATATATTAGTAACATATATTATCCAAATAGATTCTGTACCTTCACTTAAATTTACAGTGCCGCTTGTTTGAGAGCCGCCATTAGGATTAAATATAGTTACACCAGGTGTACCGCCACTAGTATCTATTATATCAAAGTCTAAATAAATTCCAGGTATATTAGTAAGGTCTAGCCTTGCTCGCTCTGTACCTTCTGTTAAAAAATCTCTTTTAATAATTATAACGGCATTATCTCTACCATTATATCCGCCATTAGATTGAGCATTGCCAACGGGTAGTGCCTCAATTGTAAAATTACCGCTAGTTCCTTGAATAAAGTCACTTGCACTAGCGGTACTACTGTATACCAATCTCCAAGGAATTACTGTTCCAGGTAAGATATTTTTTGTTAATAGTGAGAATAGCACTGTTCTAGAGTTATTACCAGAGTTTTCATAGAAACCTGGTACACCAGCGTTTGTAACGTCTGGAGTTTCTGCAAAGATTAGGCTATACGCTTTATCTTCAGTTAAAGAAACTGTGGCCGATGCTAGCCCGTTGTTTAAGCTTAAAGTTAGTGTTTCTGTTCCTTCAGCTACATAATCTTCGCTTATATACAACGAAATAGTAGCAATATTATTTACTACAGTAAAATATCCTGTTAAAGAACCCTGACTTACATACTGGTCATTACTATGTACAGAGTCTATGTCACTAGCAGTAATATTAGGTCCACTTATAGTATATGATGCTTGGTAGCCTGTAGCTATTCGTGTAGTGCTAAGCGTAAAAGTAACTTTATTAAGACTGCTGCTAAGATTTTCAGGTACAGTTGTTCTATTAACAGAAAGACTAAAGGTAGAAGGCCAGTCGCCTCCTGAGTAGCCGCGATCAAGAGGGCCTGCATCTAAAGCTAAAATTTGTAGTTTATATTGCTGACCTAACCAACCAGCATAAGAGTTCGACCCATAATTCCACCAAGTATTATTAGGCACTCCTATTAATCTATCTCCTAATCCTAATGCTTGAGTAGCTTGAGTACTACAATGGACAGTTCTAGTACGTATTATACTAGTATTACCTGTATCGGTGCCAGAGTCTATTCTTTGTACCATAGTTCTGTGGACCTTAACTGAACCCATGGTAACGCCATCCAAAGTATACTCGGTATAGAAATATTGAGATGCTGTTGGTATTACAAAAGCGGTGCTGCTTGGAGGAGAAGCAGTAGTTATAGTATTTGATCTAATATCTGCACCATTCCAGTCAGGGCCCCCTACATACGGCGGAGGTGGAATAGTCCAGTCTTGGAACGAGTAGCTTTTAAGTTGTATGTGTAACTTTGCAGAATCATACATGCATTTAGCAGTCTTATCAAATACCTGCATACCATAACCACTACTACGTATATTATTTGCTATTTCTTTGCTTCCAAAAAAGTATACTTTTGGTATAACTGCCTGAAGTTGCTCTGCAGTAGCTGTTGCTAGCCAAGCTTCTGGAACCATTGCAAAAATAGAAACATATTGCTCTCCCGTACCAGGTGTGGGTAAGGTATCTATTTTAGGATTATTTACTATATGTATTGGGCCTGCTCCAGCGGTACTAATACTAGGTTGTTGAATGCCAACGTCTTGAGTAAAGTACCAAACATTACTATCGTTACTACGTGGAAGTGTATATGCATAAAAACAATCACTAATATCTGGCGCTATATATCTTATATCGTAAATACGCCAAGTACCGTTTGGTCCGTATGGGCTGCTATTATTAGTACTTGGTTGCTCATTGACACTGGACCCTGGAGTAAATATATTGAAATCAAAAGCATTATAACTTATGTCTACAGTCTTATAATTTAATCCAAAATAATTAGTACTTCCTGAAATAGTTCCATCAATATACCAAGGCTTAACATTGGAATCATCAACGACTAATTCGCTGTTGGTATTCGTAAATTTAAATCCGTAACTCATCGTGCAAGTACCATTAAAATTGTTCCGCGTCTACCTGAAGCGGGAACAGTTGGATTGATTTCACCATATTTTATTTGCGGATAACCACTAGTACCGTTATACACGGGCTCATACCAGTGATCTCCTCCATATAAGGTGAATAGTCTTAATCGTAAGCCTTGTAAATCTTTTTTTCCACTAGCACCGTTATAAGTAATATATCTATCACTAGAATTGCCTGTTACAAATAGTGTTACAAATTCTACAAATACTCCTGATTCACTACTAGTATCGTAGTATACGTCACCCATAGCATCAAATATTTGCATTCCATAAGCCATATATGCTCCTTAGGCTAAATTACCAATTCTTACTCGGGGTTGGCCGCTATTACTAGCGTCCCAGACTTCAATTTTATTATCGTATAAACGAATCCTATTATAATTAGTTACGTTAGGATTACCAATAGATAAATATTGAGCATCAATTGTACCAGCTACCATTTTATTACCAGTAATAGTACCTTCAACAATTAAGCTGCCAGGTATGTAAGTAGTCATTAATGCCCAGCCATCACTATACTTGTAAATTAGTGCACCATTGTAATTGTTATAGCTAACAGTGGCCATATCTCCAGCTATTGGATTTCTACCAATTACAAAAAATACTTCAGCATTTGTAGGTGCCGCGTTATTAGTAGAAGCACCTCGCTCAATTACGTAACTAGCACTACCTGGATTACCCGTATCCCCTTTATCACCAACTTTTCCATTATATGAAATAGCTCTAATCGGATAACTAGTACTAGTCCAATCTAAACTACTTTGTATAGTTTCACCTGAAGTTGCTAATGGGATAGTAATAGACCACAAATAATCTCCTGGAGTAGTATTTGAAGGTATTGTTGTTTCCCAGCCATCCGTTACAGCAAACGTTGGATTACCCCATGTATACGTAGACGCTGTGGTAGGGCGTGCTGGTGGTGTAGCACTAGAAGTCCACTTATAAATTGTTGGAAAAGCTGACATACTACCAGCAATACCTGCTTCACCTTTTGCTCCATTGTAAAGAATGGGCATTATAACTGTTTTAGTTAAATTACTAACTAAATTACCCCCACTTACGGTTAGCGTTACAGTAACGTTAACAGCATTAGCACTAGGAGTAATAGTAACAGTATCTCCAGTTGCAGTGCTTGGGCTACCGCCTTGTATGCTCCAACTACTTGTGGCTCCTGTAATATTCTGTAATACTGCAGTTAGTGTAGCATTTAAAGGTGTAAAAACAAGTGCTGCATTTTGTACAAAACTAGTATATCCTGAAATATCAATAGTTTGCGCTGAAGCAGAAATTGGAGTTTTGGTTAACTGATTAGAAACAGTATATACATCTTCTTGAATATCGCTAATAAAAGCGTATCTAACATAGTAAGGTGTACCGGCTACCAATGGAGTTGGTGTAGCTGTACCATTAGGTAGTCCTGATATAGTAATAGATAAACTTAAACCATCAAATACTTGATTTGCTCCTGTATTGGCTACTCCGAGAGCATTATAAGTATCAACAGGAGTAAAGTTTGGTGTTGCAGAACACCAAACTTTTACTTTAATTAAATCGTCTCTAACATCAGTTGTTCTGATTGTATCATATGGAGTATCTAACTTTAGTACTAGTGAGTTTACGCCTGCGAATAAGGTTCCTGCCATATTTATCCTTAAACAATTGTTTTAATTTTAATTAAAGCATACGAACTTGCAGCACTATAGTTATTAGTTTTATCTAATACTCTACATTCTACCTTATAGTCAATACCGGCTTCAGATATACGAGGTACTGGTACTTTTTCTAAGTCCAGTCTGCCTTGTCCTTGACTTTGTACTTCTGGAATAATTGGTGTAGTATCCCACAAATCTGTAGTAACATTACTTTTATATAGTCTATATGCGTAAGCCTGAATATCACTTTGCGGGTTTATAATATTTGGATCTACTACAATATAAGTTTTTTCTAAATCTAAAGTAAGTGTGGGAGACACTCCAAAGTTACTATTCTTACCGCCATTAGTAAACCAATAAGTATCAGACCAAGGTCCAACAACATTTCCAGAGTTATTAGTATATCTAGCTCTAACTTTATAAAGAAGACCCGTTGTAAGTTGCTGTACAGTAATACTAGAAGAATCTTTAGGTGCGTAGTAAGATGGAGAAGCTGTATCAAACATTACATCACCAGGAATTACCTGTAACTGAACTCTTTCTGCGCTTGCACTAAGTTTGTTAGAATTAGTATAACTAATAATTGCAGTATTAGTGTACGTACCGTTAGCTATTTTATCACTAATTGCACTATCACTATTTACTGAAACAATAGTAGGAGTTTCATTGATAATTGAAGTGACTAAATAATTAGCACTACTAGTAATATTAGAGTTATAGGATAAATACCCTGATAAATCTGCGGTATAAATTTGTGGTGAATAGTCTGCTAAAGTTAATTTTGCGCTAACATTACTAGAGGTCTCTATACTTAATACAACTAATTCTTGCGATTCTTTACTTACTTCGCCTAGCATAAACAAGTCATCAGGATTTATGTTATCACCACTTGTTAGTCCTGCATTTAAAGTAATACTATTGTAGTAGCCTGTTGCAGCTATTGAGGTTAAAGCTTTTAATACACTAGCGCCTGTATTAGTTCGAACCCTAATGTTATAAGGCTTTCCGCTTTCTAAGTAAATTTCCTCTGTTAAAGTTATTGTCGCACTACCTACAGCACAATTTTTAATTCTACCACTGCCACTGCCCCATAGTGGAACATCGTGCGTAACACGTACTACATCTCCACGATTGCAAACTAAATACTCAAAATCTACGTTCAAACTATACATTTCTGGGCGCAATTTTAATTGTGCCATATGCCATTGAGCAATGTGCTTTGCTTGTTCAAAGTTAGTTACACCAGGTAAGCTAATTTCTTCAAATAATTCTGCATTGCTTTCATTTTTACCAATATTATATACTCTATACTCATTTGCCTGATAACCTTTTTCTTCGTCAGCAATAGTAATACGAAATGCATCTGGTATACGGGGAAGTATTTTTGTAGATTCAAAACCCCAACTATTATGGGGGGTAAAGTGCTGGACTACTCCAGTACGTGGTTTATCAACTACTACTGTCCACTTACCGTCTATATAATTAGGACTAGCTTTACCAGCAGAGCATATGTCTTTTAATACATCCATAACACTAGTAACACTAGTTAGTACTGCATTATAAGTAAGTAAAGGCTTAGTAAGATCTCTAGTCCATTTACCGTTTGCATAAGTCATAGGCTCGCAAAACTTATACCAATCAGCTAGTGCATTTAAGTCTACATGGTTTGCGGCATCTATAATATTGTTTGCTACTCTATACGCATTGGCAGGGTGCATTAATACATAAAGGAATAGTGCTGCAGGATTGTTAGTAACATCTACTATTTTCCAATCGTTTGTTAGCCTATTTAATATATTAGCCTTAGTCTGCACTAAAGCATTAACACCTTCTAAACTACCGTTTATTTTATTAGTGCTTTGGACTTTAATAAAAGTTCTTGCTAGGTGGCAATTCGGCGGATTCTTTACAACACGAATTGGTACTAATACGTTGTTAGAATTTAGCGTTTGTTTATTATATCCTGTTACTGCATAAAGAATTGCTTTAGTATAATACCTATTATCTGGGTCTTCGTCTTTTTCTGTTACATCATCGTTTGTTCTAATTACTTGAATAGAGTATTTTGCTCGTGGTAGACCACGCATTTTATAAACGTAGTTAAATGCGTCTTTTCGTTGCGAAAAGAAACCGTCTTTGCCAAATATTAGTTCAGTACCCATAGAACCCGCAATATTTAGTCCAGCATTTTTAGCATATGTAATAGTTAAAGCTACTGCGGCCGCACCGCTTCCAGAATTTAAACCTTTCATTCTTACTGCGTGTACACTGTTAGCTTCAGCATAAAACCAAGTTTTTCCTACATTTGCAAACGCATTGGCACCTTGAATTGTAATTAACTTTGCACCATCAATACTTACATAGCCTTCGTCATCAGCAGTTGCTGAGATTTCATAGTACCCTGCTTCTGGAAAAGTTACCTGCGCAGTTTTATCAAATTCAGCAAGGGCTGTTTGCCCTGTGTACTGCCATACTCCGTTATTTGTTAAAAATGTATTCCACCCTCTCCAACCGCCATAGGGGCCGCCAACACCAGAAAATTGAGTAGCACTAAATATAGTTTGGGGTGTGCCTGCAGCAACTGAATTGTTTACAATTCGTCCTGCGCCTATAACAATGTCGTAATCAGTTGTAGGTATATAATTACCCTCACTGTCTGTAATAGCTACACCAGCTGAAGTACGCTGTACTCCTCTGGTAACAGACGTAAGTCCTAGCCCTTCTATAACAGTTGGGCCTGTAGTAGTTAGATGTGATACTGTAGAGTCAACTAAATAACTAGCGCCAAGAAAACATAAAGTATGTAATTTAACATAGCCGTTGGGAATACTAGGCAGCCTTAGTATATTATTTCCGTCAGTGCCTACAAAGGACGCGTATGACCCTTGTGTAGCTAAAGTTTTTATATAAGTAGAAGGGTCAAAATACTGCCTATCAGTAGCAGCTCCGCTAAATACGGATATGCCTCCGCCTGGTGCCATAGCAATTACGTACCATTTATATAGTGATATTACATCACCATTAACGTCTGTATATGAAGGAGCAGAACTAATCGTAGTTTTAAAGCCTGTATCACTAGGTGTTGGTGATGCATAATTGCCTAGATGGTAAGCCGGTAATGTTGACCAAGATGTTTCACCTTCTTTGCGTAAACGAACTTGAATTGAGCAAGTAGCATCACTTATCTTTCCGTCTTTGGTACTAATTTTGCGCATACCTTCAGGAAAAGTAAACGCTACATCAATGTCTTCAGCATACTCTTCTAGAGTAATTACTGCAGGAGGATTTCCGTCTATACTATTCTTAACTAATTCAATTTGTGGAAATTTTTGTTCTACGTCGGTTGGGTATAGCTTATCAAAGGCATCTAGCTTACCGTTTGTAGTTTCCTGAGGTACACCAAGTAATGTTTCTGGTACAGGATTGTCTTGTCCTGCTGTGACTTGACTAGTGTAAAAAAGTTCATTTAAAGTTTTTGCACCTACACGAATATCATCAACTGCTAGCGGTCCAAAGCCCCATATAAGGGATAAGTGTAATAAACTGGTATCTGTTAATGTTTCTACGTAAGGCACTGCCGCAAGCATTGCAGTACTACGCATTTTACCAAGCACAACAGGAATTGCTCCAAAACGATTAGCTTGATTTGCAGCACCACTAAACGCATTTACAGGTGCAGAAGTTCCTGGATCTTTTCCATTTAATGGGCGAATAGGAAAGGCAGCATTAATAAGTGCCATACCTGCCATATTAATAGCCATTGTACCTACAATCTTACCAGTTGTAGTTGCTACAGTTATTTCTCCCATACCAACGGAAGTTGATACTGCAGCAGTTTCTGTTAAGCCCATGGCGGCGCCAAGCTCTGCTCCATATACGTTTGCTACGTATATTAAAGCAATCATAGCAATCGCACGAAGAGCTTGCTTGCCTTCAGGCACTACTTTATAAATAACACTTTGACCTGCTTGAACGCGAATAGTATTCCACTCTGACTGTGGTACTTTAACACCATCTAAGAATAAAATTAATTTTTTAGCAAAGTAGTCACTGATTTTATAAGTATCAATTAAATTTTTTGATATATCGGCTAATGTAGATCCGGGAATAGCTAGATCTGTATAATTTGTTTGTTTAAAAGGGTGTGGTTTACCTGCCAGCACAGCGCTAGCTTGAGTAGAGTATTTATAATAACCCTCAATACGTTTTGCCCATTTTGGGCTATTAACGGACTCTAAAACGCTGTCCATGCCGTCACGGGCATGTATAAATTTGTCTTCGCCAACGTAGACACCTACGTGAAAAGGCTCACCTAATATATTGAATACTATAACAGAACCAACTTCAGGTTGTTGTACTTGTGCCCAATTATTTTTATAAATGTCCATCATATCAAGAATACGGGTATCGTATGCACCTGAATACTCTTCAGTATAGCTTGGTAATTCAATATCGTATTCTTGCTTATAAAATAAACGCACTAATCCCCAGCAGTCAATTCCGCTTTCGTCTCTGCCGTTGCTGGCATAAGGTAATCCAATATACTTATTATAATTCATTAAAATAGTCCTGGAAAGTTGGCTGGAGTAAATGTATAACACGGAAACGGTTCGCGGCTAAGGCTGACCATGTTTAAGTCAAATGTTATTTGATCTGCGTTATACGTAACATTGGTTATTTTAAAACCTGAAAAACTAGTTTCAATAGTATTCGGACTACTAGCTAGTACTAGGTCTATTTGTACACTAACAGGATTTGTTAGGTGAGTACGAATAAGATCAATAGCTTCGCGAGTAACAAAGTTAAAAACTAAACTACACTGTGCTGCACCTGCTTCTTGCTCACCAGGTAAAGCTATTTGCATAGGCATAAACAAGTAGTCTATTGAATTACTAGTTACGCCATATACTACATCTGTGTCTGTTGTTAAAGAAGCAATGCGGTTAGTATACCCATCTGCTAAACGAATAGGATTTGCAGGATCTGCTGGATTAGTAATAGTAATAAGCAAAATTAGTGCTTCAGGAGTTTCTGAAGCAAACATTGCTCTAACAGCTGATTGTGATAAACTATTTAGTCTGCTCATGGCATCACTTCAAATTTAAGACTGGTAGACCAGTATCCTGGTGCCATATATTGCAAATTAAAAAACTCACCACCACTACCCGGTATGATACGTACTTCTATAGTTGTACCAAGTATTCGTGGATGTGGAAAACTAAAACGATTAACTCCTGCAATACCAGGCGTAGTAGTATTTGTTGGTAAATTTTTTATAAAGTCTTCTAGTTTTTGTGTTTGTGCGGTAGTCATTAAAAAGTTTACACTCATTTCGTTTGGACGCGTGGCCCTGCGTCTTTGTTTTGCAGGGCCGGCATCTGTAGCTGAACGTATAACATTAATTCCAATTGATTCCGTAAAACCTTTTTGAGGTACTTGCGGAAGTGTTGCGGGCCATGGTAATACTGCCATTTATTATCTCCTTGCCACTAATGGTGATGTACCATAGCTGGCTGTCATTGCCTGTTGAGTATTTGAACCCACGCGATTTAATTCGCCTGCTACCATATCCCCAATCATTACTTCGATACGGCGATTTCCACGCGAATCTACGGTTTCTTTGGTAGTTGCTTTTTCGCTGCCATAGTTGTTAACAACTACGTCAACGTTTGAGCCACCACCTGATCGTACTCCCAGATTACCGTTGCTATCGCGCTTTAGGGGCATAATAGCTTCTGGTCCTGCTTCGCCCATTAAACCAGTGCCTTTAGCAAACTTGAATAACGTTGGCTGACTAACTATTGAGTTAGTAAACATCCCGCCTTTAGCGAATGTTCGTAATCCAGCGTCGTATACTCCGCCTTTAGCTTCGCCTTGATACCCTGTTACCATGTCGCCAGCCATATTAAGAGACTGTGGTCCTCGGAAACCTAGTGCTCCCATAAACATTTTTGCAAGTCCTCCAGCACCACCCATACCTGAGAATAGAGCAATTTGTTGCTGTTGAATCTCATAACGCAACAAACCTTCAATAAAACTATTAATCATGTCTTTGAAACTTAATTTACCAGTTTTAGTAAAGTTAACAATAGCGTCTTCCATACCTTTAAATCCCTGCTTAAACATTTCTGTGTATGCTAGTTGCCTGTTAGTAGTGTCTGCCATTACTTGCGCACTTTTAATTTGCGCGTCCGTTACTAGTAAAATTGCTGATCTTTGAGCACCATAGTTTTCTAGTAGTCGTGCACGTGCTGTCTCGTCATCTGCTTTTTTCTCGCCTACATAGGTTCCACCTGCTGCGGCTTTATCGCGGTCTAGCTTTTCAATTTCTTGATTGTATGCACGTTGAGCTGCAGTTAATTGCTTGGTTTGCTCTAGTTTTAGCTCTTCAACTTTTAATAAGTTTAATTTAGTTCTCAAAGACTCATCATCAAGCATACCGAGTTGAGCTTGCAAACTTAAATTGTCTTGAGCTATCTTATTAATAGAAATTTCTTTGTCTAAAGCAGCTGAACTAACGATAAATGCTTGCTCAGAAGTTTTAGCATCGCGGTCTTTGATATTTAAAGCTGATGAAGTAGCTGTAAGTTTCTTTGCTGCAGCATCTGCTTGATCTCGCTCTTCTTTAGTTAGTGTTTTTGCTATATTGGCATTTTCTTTGGTATATTCTAAGTTCTTTCTAGCTTCTTCTGTAAGTAAAATCGTTTCCACAGCTTGTGCTTTTTTTACTGCTAAGCTAGATTTTTCGTCTTCTATTTGGATAGCAAGTTTTGATTTTTGTAATGTAAAAGCTTCATTATCTTTGTTAAATTCAGCTTCAGTCATTGAATCTTTTTTAACTGCAAATGCTGCTTGAGCTTGGTCAATTTCTTTTTGTTTATCTCCAAACTCTTTTAACTTGTTAAAACTTTCACCATCAATTTTGTCAAGCTTAGCTTTTAAATCAATCATTTTTTCAGTATTGTCTAACGCTTGCAGTTGTTGCTGTACTGCTGCACGTGCCTGAGCTGATCCAACGACTTCACCTAAACCTCGCAAAGTGCCTACTGGTGCAACGCCGCCAAGTTGGCCCATGTCACGACCAGCAGATGCAGTTTCGGCACGTAGCTGAGTAAGACTTTTTCCTCTATTTTCTTTAATGCTAGTAATAAGTCTTCTATCGTCTGCTAAATCCCTGTTTGCGGGATTACGAAGCAGTGCATTTTCAAGATCACCGCCTTCTAAGCCTGAAAGACCCCTGTCTCTTAACTTGCCCTCAAAAGCAGATTCCAGCATAGCTAAGCGTAAGTTATCAGTAGATTCTATTAAACTCATCTGCACTTTTAATAAGCTTCTATCTATTTTAAGTCCCTCGAGGTCAATCCTCTGTTGAATTTCTGCTTTTAATACAGGATCTGCTACACCACCTAATGCTGCTTTCTTAAGTTCTAGACCAGCTTTTGCTGCTGAAGCCACTAAATTTGCGGTAAAAGTGTCAATATTAGCTAATAACCCTTCTCTCATTGCGGTTGCGAACTTTGCTTGAGCATTCTGCAGTGAGCTGCTAATACCACTTCTTGTAGTATCTAGTCCCTTATTTGCTTCTTTAAGAGACTGAATAGCCTTTTTAGCAGCCGCAAGTTCATTGCTTTCACTTACAGTTGTTGGTCCAGTAACCAGCCTAGCATATTTATCTACAATAGCCTGTTGCTCATTTAAAGCATTGTTGTATAGTGTCTGCTTACTCTCTACATCTGCTAACTCTGCGCTAAGAGTTTTTAACTCGCTTGAAGTTGATAATATATTCTTTGCAGCTTCTAAGGGGAATAGTTGTAAAAAATTAATATCTGTACTAAGTCTAGTTAGTTCTGTAAGCTTTTCTGGTAAATTTGCACCTTCTAATGCATTATTTAACTCTAAGATCTTTTTTGTGCTTTCTTCTGCAAACTTAGTTAGTGGAGTAGCGTTTTTAGTAGTATTTATAAGATCTTGATAAATTTTACTACTTTCTGCTAAGCCTTCTCTAAAGGTTTTAAGAGAGCCTGCGGAAGCTACTGCCTTTTTGCCCGAATCTTCTATAACTTTAGCAACAGCACCTCTTATAGCCGGGCTTGAATCAACTAAAGCTTTTTCAATTGCTTTTAAAGAAGAGTCAGCGGGTAACTCTAATAGTTTTGCAATTTCTTGTTGTATAGCAGAACCATTAGCGGATAGCTTTATAGCACTCTCTAATGAATTACCTATTTGTTTTGCTAATAATTGTTCTGAGCTACGCCCTATAATACTTGCTAAAAAGTTAAGTGTACTGTCGGCCCAGTTACGATTCTTTATTTCTGTTTCAATATCGGTGAAAGCTTTAGACATACTTCCGCCTAAGCTTTCAAGAGCTGTTCCTTTGGCAAATATATTATCCACAGAAATACGCTCTAGCGGATCTAATTTGTTTAAACGCTCTAAAACTCGAAAAGCATTTTCTGAATTTTCTTTTAGTAAATCTAAGGAAGCTGCAAATCTTGCAGCCGCTTCTTCGTTGTTTCGGAATAGTGGAAGTGCGGCAGTTAGTACCGATATACCTATACCTACAGGTCCTAGGAATCGGCTTAAACCCGATATAGCCGTACCAATAGTACCCGCTCCTGCAATAACAATTCCAGCAATACCTGTTCGTACTTTTTGAAACTTGCCAGGCAACTTGTCGAGATCTTTCATCATCATACTAATAGCTGGACCAAATCCTAGTTGTGTTTGGTTTTGGCTTACATCACTTAGTATGTCTAAACGTGTGGCTCTATCTCTAGCACCTTTGGCAGCACTAGCACGAAGAAAATCTCCAGTTCTTTCAAAAATACTTCCACCGCTGGCTTTACTTAGCGCAGCATCTTGTGCAGCATTTAAAGCCTTCATATCGTTGCGTAAAGCAATAACTACTGCTCGTTCTTTTTGAAGTGCCAATATTTGAGCATTGTTAATATCTAAGCCTTGACGTCTTAGTGAATTTATTTCTTTACTGTATCTGGTTTGCTCTGCTCTTAAAGACTTATCATCAGTTCCGGCACCACCTTTAAGAACACGCTTAGAAAGATCTGTGTCCATTTGTGCCATTTTAGCACGGCTAGCACGGTAAGCTTCTTCGGACTTCTTTAGATTGCTTTCTAGCTGAGGTACTTTAAATGCTGCATTTGTACGTTCAACAAAGCCTTCACCAAAACTTGCGGCAATATCCGAACTAGTTTTGCGAGCAGCATCTGCTGCAGCTTTTAATCCTACTCTCCACTCTCCAATAGCAGGTAGCGCATCTTTGACAATTTTAGCACCAATTAGTGTAATAGCACCCACCAACAAAACTGAATTGTTGGCTAATAGTTTAGCAAAGGGGCCTAGTACGTTATTTACAATTTCTAAACCTGCTTGTGCTACGTTCTTTAGTGTAGCTAATAGCTTATCATAAGGGTTAGTAGGTATCTCGATTTGTCCAAACTTGCGAGCACCTTCTTCAAGCACTGCATTAGCAAAAGCCTGACGTCTTTCAAAGTCAGTTAAAGCGCTGACTGGTTTACCAATAGCGCGTGCATAATCTTCGGTTGCTTTACCAACTTTAGTAAAGATACCCAATTCGTCCAGCAATTCAGGCTCAAGCTTTGTAATACCACGAGTCAAACGACTAACAGCATCTGACATATTAACACCTAGTGCCTGTGATGCTTTCTTGGCAACGTCACCCAACTTCAAAAACTGTGCTTGCGACAATCCGCTAGATACAGCTTTAGCTGTTGCTTCCATTGACTCACGTAAGCTAATAGCTCCACCGCTGGCTTCTGAGAATCGCTTGGCTAAACCACCCATGGCCACACCGCTGGCAGCACCTAATTGGTTTAAGCCAGCAATCATGTTTGTTGTATTCATGGCTTCGCTAAGTCCGCGAAATGCCGCTTCAGTAGCAAAAAGAGTTGCAGCATAAGTAGCGTATAAACGAACTAATCCACCAAGTTCACGAGATTGCTTAGCAAAGTCACGACCAGCCGCACCAGTGCCTACAGTACCACGAGATTTATCATAGTTGGTCTGATCAAATGCGGAGGCAGCTGCTCTTGATCCGCCTTTTGTACCCTTCATTAACTCTTGAGTACGCTCAAGAGTTTTATTTAAACGTTTACCAGAGGCATCTACCTGGTCAACCGACTTTGTTGCGTCTTTTAGCTCAAAGCCTACAGTTACTTTTGACATTAAGCCCCCTCCTAGAATGGTTAAGTGGCATATTAAAAAAATTTAGATATTTTTCATTAGGACCATTATAGCACATATGGTCAAAATTGTCAATACATAAAATTTTAAAGCATAAAAAAGCCCACTAAATTACTTAGCGGGCTTTTCAGTTTTTTGTTTATTATTGATCTCTTGTATTCGTACACCATCTATGGTGCGAACAAGCATAGTTATAAACTTTCTGTCTTCAAGATCAATTTCTGTAGCTTCCAAAACTTCTGAAATACCAATCAGTGATTTACCTAAGTAAATACCATTCAT